CCAATAGAAGTTCCTCCGTCATGCGACACAGGATCAACATATAAATTGATGTTTGGAAAACGTTTGCGTAAATAATAATTTGCAACACAATTTAGACCATAACCACCAGCAAGAACGACATTTTTTTCTCCAGTCATATCGATTGCTTTTTCAATCAAATCACCAACTAACTTCTGAGTTTTATTTTGAACTGTCCATGCAATGTTTTTGAATACATCTAAAACAAGTTCAGAATCTTTTGCCCAATCTTTTGATTTTTCAGGGTATTTGAAAAACTCATATCGACCAACATCAATAAAAGCTCCAGCGGGATAACTAGGAACAATCATATTTTTATTTGCACGGTCATTGATAAACAGGTCGTCCATACGTTCATCATATCTACCATAAGGCGCAAGACCCATGGTTTTTCCTGCTTCAATAAATCCAAAACCCAAGTAATGAGAAACGGCTTCATACACTTTGGTAATAGTTACTGCATCATCAAATACAAACTCCGTAGTTTCGCTACGACCACGAACATTGTGTGTTTTATTTCCACCATAAGATTTATAAATGGCCTGTATGTTATCAACATCTTTACAGTTAAAAATGGATTCTGTTTCAAATCCTTGCGGTTGATATTCAGAAGATTCATTTTCTTTACTTGATATGACATGATAAGAACCAGCTCCATCAACCACTATGGCCACAGCTGTATCAAAACCTGAATTATAGAAAGCACCTGCAGCATGTCCAAGGTGATGTTCATTACCCAAATTTGTTACCTTAACATTTGGATAATGCTTTCTTACAAGTGCTGAATAAGAATCTTCACCAGTCCATGGTAGCTTTGCAAACTCTGGAGATGTACCTCCAAGAACTATCTCATCTATTGGTCCTAATTTTATGGCTTCCATAATGCCAAGAAATGGATTACCATCATACTTTAATTTTGAAAGTCTTTCTTCTTCAATATATAATTCAACTTTACCATCTACAACCAAAGCTGTAGAACCATTGTGACCTGGATTAATACCTAAGGTCCTATAACTATGTGTCATATTATTTCACTTTCTTTTCAATATCTTCAACAATGTTTTTATACATATCATCTAATTCTTTATCAGAAAAATCCATACATCTATCATTATACCTATCTGCTAAGTGACCATCAAGTCCGCAAAGGCGAATTGGAGAATATTTTTTTGCTCCAGGTTTTTCAATGATGTTAAAGTAATCTGGATAAGTTACATTAATTGGAAAAGTGGATCCAACAATGACTGTGCCTGGAGTATTAACTGCTCGTGCCATGTGTTGGCCAACAGAATCCACACCAATAAAATAATCAGAAACTTCTATTATTGAAGCCCAAGTTCTCAAATCTGCATTGAGTTTATAGGTGTATGTGTCTTCTGGAACTTGAAACTCTTGTTCACCAAAAAATATAAGATTATATTTTGTTGAGAGTTTTTTAACCAATTTCAAATAAGAAATTGACTCTAAAGACCGTGAAGAGTCATCAATTAAATCCATACCATCTTTACGAATGGAACGACCAAATGGTTGAATGACAACTGTTTTAGATTTTTGTTGTTGTTGTTTTACTTGGGAGATTAGATTAGCTGCATTTTTTTCTTCTGTCTTGCTAAAAATCATAACAGGAGGATCTAAATCCGAATGGTCAGTTGTATTATTGATTTCAAAATCAAACGCATCAACTAAGGAAAGTTTTTGTAAGAAGTAACCAGGAACTCGGTATGGTTCTGGTGTAATGATGACATCAGCATGCCTAATAATATTATCAAAGACACCTTTAGTATCTGGATTATAAGTTAAGTCCTGAAGGTCTTGATGTCCCCAAAGTAGGTTATCCCAACCAGCAATCAGTATATTCCAATCCTCACCTTCGTGTAACTTAGCATATTTTTTGAGAGCAGGGATGGCTGCAATGACACGACCAGCCCCACCATCAATATAAAACAATTTTTTCATAATAACTCCACAATAAAAAATAACTTAAATTATAACATCAATTTATCAAGATGTCAAGTTATTTATTAGCTCATAAAATAGGCCATTCTATGTTGAAAGGATCAGATTGTTTAGTTATATCTCTTAATGCTTGACGATAAATTTTTAGATCATTGGGAATTTCTTGACCAGCTTCGGTATATTTTATAATCAAGTAGTCACAATTGTTCAAATAATCATTTCTAATTTTTCGAATTTCGGACCATTGATTTGCAATTCTTTCGGCTTTTTCTTCATCCGTCAAATCAACTAATTCATACTCTATAAGGTAATGGTCACCATTTTTAATTGGATCTTTTTGAACAATTCGTTTTTCTGGATCATTATTTGGAATGATACTGCCATATCTTACTTCATAGATGCCTTTTTCAATATCTCCTTTATAATTTGAAGATACCATAATATTACCATCATAAAAATCTGAAATATTTTCTAAAAGGCAAGGATGAATCGAACCATCGGAATTTTCTATAATAAACATTATCTGTCCTCCGATCTTGGTGTGCTCATATCATACGCCAAAAAACTTACATTGCCTGGACATATAGCAGCTGGTACGGCAGGATAATTTGTACCTATAAGCAAACCATTGTTTGGATTGGCAGTAAATGGCATCCAACCGTAGTAATAAGCTATATTAAATCCTCCACCACAAGTCATCCAATTTGGCCAAGAATAATTACTCGTAAAATATGGGCTATTTATTGAATTTACACTATTGATTGGTGTACCAAATCTAGTATAACAACAAGATGTGGTCAACATCCAACAAGTATTTGCTTTGTTATAACATAACATATGATAAGTGCCATCTGTAGCATCAACCATATATGCACCGGCTAAAGGTCTTTCTGTATAACAACAAGACTCAGCACTTATTCCATTGGTTGGTATACACAAACAACAGTAATTACCACTTCCTGGATATTTGGCACTAAAACATGTAGGAGTGCCGCAAAAACAAGGATTTGAGGCACACTTACAAAAAACTTTTATAGTTTGTGGCAAACCGTTTGCACACATACCTAAAGCACAAGGACCACTTAATGCTGTAATTAAATAACATCCATCACAAGTCAAGGTAGCTCCACCAAAATTTGAATTTTGGCAACAACCACCTCCACAAAAATATCCTTGGACAGACACATTCAAAAGGCAGGTCAAACATGGACTGGAATCTGGAAATGAAGCACAATTATCACACCAAACACCTACACATGCGGTATAGACACCACAACATGAAGTAGGATTAAAATCCATCGATAGATAATAACCCTTTTTATTGGTTACAGTTAAAGGTGGATAACAATTGCAGTCATTAACATAACAAGCAGGATATGAAGTTGGACAAACATTACGATACACCATTGATTTGTGATTGCCATCACTACCGCAACAAGTATTTCCATATGAAACACCACCAACCATAGTTGTGAAAATAAAAGTACATTTATCTGACCATCCTGCAATTTTACCCCAATTAAAATTAGATCCGCAAGGAGATGGCAAAATTATGCAACAACATCCAGTGGAATAATACATTTGGTAACAATTGAATTGATTGACACCACTTTTTACAATTTCCGGATTTGGTGTACGGTATATAGTAGGTGCTCCTCCGACAGTCGCACAACAGAAAAAGAAAATGTTTTTATCATCATCTATACCAACTGGCCATTGGCAGTATGTGATGCTCAAGTAGCAGGGTTGGTTTATCATAAACCCGCCATAAATAGTATCAGAACACAAAGTATCTTTACCTTGTGTAACCAAAACTAAATTAGTAGTTATACAAATACAACAAGATGAGTTTGTACAACTTGTCATATATCTACCAGTAAGGTGATATTTTCTCGTATATGATGAAGTGTAAGGTGAACTAATGAGGGTGGTACCATTACCACATTGTGGATTAATACTGTTATCTATTTCTTGATTGAAAAAATACGATCCTGGTGAAAATCCAGGACAACAACACATAAAATTACATGTCCAATAACCATATGGTTGTTGGCTAGCGTCCATAATAAATTTACAATAAATTGTAGAAGTTGTGGATGAATCTGGCCTTAGTGGAGTAGCTTTAATTGACTTCTGAATGATGTTAGTCACATCATAAGCAAAAGAATTTTTACCACTTTTTGTTAAAACAAAAGTAGAAGTAGTATAAGGAGCAATCAGTTGAGTGTATTGCCCTCCATTTGAATCAAGATTTATTTCTTTTGGCCAATTTACACTAAAGTTTTCATTTGTAATTTCAAGATTGATATTTTCAAAACTTGCATTTTCAGATGACGATAGTACAATATTAATGTTTCCAATTAATTTCATTCTGAAAAACGTACCATCATTCAGATCCAATGCAACCGTACCCGATACGGTTCCAAGGTCAACAATAGGTCTTTCTAATGTCCTAGAAATAAATCTGTTCGATTTAGTATTTGTTTCAGAAAACATTATTAGAAGTCTCCACCAAACGCAAACACATTAAAAGATTCTGAATTATGTGGACAAATGTATAGTGTATAACCGCTTGGTAAAAACAAATTATTGTATGTTTTTGATACATTAAAAGCTGGATCTGTTGCAGAAGGTGTAAGAGATGGAACACTTATTTCATCTAACAATGTTGCGTTACCTGATCCATTGTAAATCCACAAACGAACAGCTCCTACCGATGTGGATGAAGTTGCTCTGACTACAATTTGGTCCACTCTTGATCCGCTGCTACCTGCAACAAATAATGATGTTAAACTTGTAGTGCCGCTTGCTGTTCTAGAAGTATTACCAGTAGAAATATTAGCAAAAGCTGACCTAGGCGTTGCTGCGAATGTTGGTGTTGTAGCCATTATAGTGCTCCGTAATTAATTGCAAGAAAGATGTCTGAACCTGGTGCAGAACCACCCACACCACTAAAGGATGTTCCATTATTTATCTCTAAAGTATTTGTGGAACTATTATAACGTAATGAACCTTGTGTATTAGTACCTGGTCTTTGACCAGTTGTACCGACAGGAACAACCATATAACCTGTGCTGTTGAATACAGCATTACCTGAAACGGTTAGTCCAGTAGTGGTAACATTACCGCCAGTAATTGAAACGTTACCAGAATTCTGTATCGACATGGTCCCTAGACCAGTCACCTGTGTATTGGCTACCGTAGCAATCTGAGATGCCGTCATCAATCCAGTAACCTGTGTGTTAGCAACCGTAGCAATCTGGCCAGATGTTATAAGACCAGTAACCTGTGTGTTAGCAACCGTAGCAATCTGGCCAGATGTTATAAGACCAGTAACCTGTGTGTTGGCCACAGAGGTAATCTGACTGGAAATGATATTACCAGTGATAGCGGTATTCGCTACACTTGAAATAAGACCACTTGATACTTGTGTTAATGCCATTTAATATCCTCTTTTTAATCTAATATTTATGTGTTATGGTGTTCCGCCAGCAGCAAAAAAACCGTTTGATGTAATATTGCCGGTTGAATCAATCGACATAATAGTATTTGCACCATACTTGATGATTAATTTTCCACCAACCTCTTGAATATAGAAGTGAGAAGTACTCAGGCTACCTGTCGTGCCTATATTTACATTGATATTATTCGCCAGATTGGACGACTTTAACTGTGTGGTCATTTGCTATTTCCTTTAAGGATTTCTATCTCGTCTTTTAGTTCTTTAATGGCAGCAAATGCCAAGGCACATAGTTTCTCATAGTCTACGGCAAGTAAACCATCTTGTCTTTGTCGTACAGCCAATGGGAATACCTTCTGTACATCTTGAGCAATCACACCAAAATCTGATTTCTGAACAAAGTAACCGTCTTCACCACCGTGTTCTTGTATGTAAGAATCTTTCCAATCAAATAACTTACCACCAATTGCATACACAGTATCTACAGCATTAGGAATATCTCTTATGGATTCCTTGAGTGAAATATCAGATGAATAGTATGCCGTGATGTTGTTAGCTGCACGAATTTCACCAGATATACCAGAAGCGGCAGTACCAACACCTAATGAATTAATTTGTACATTAGCACTAAAGGTTGAATTAGCTGTGTATGATGTTGTATTACTGAATGTTACCGTATTAGCAAATGTAGTTCCATATTGTGTATTAGCATAATATGTGACCAATTTACTTGTCAGACCATCGATTGCCAGCTGAATTGTGTTAGCAGATGAAGATATATTGGCATTTACCGAGTAAGCAATCGTATTAGCAAAATATGGATTAACAATATATCCGTCTACCTCAAGTAGAACTACATCACCAGCGGATGTACCTGTACCTAATGTCACGGATGTATTGGATGTCTCCGTATACTCAGAACCAAACTGACGAACACCGTTGATATAGACTCTTAACTGGCCAGCTCCTGGAGTGTATGTTGGAGTAGTAAATAGTGTTTGAGAAGCATTAACTGTAGGATAAATCCTAGAAGTATTAATGGTAGTTCCAGGTGTCGTACCACCTCCACCACCTCCAGCAGCCCAATAATAAGAACCTGTGCCACCAGTTGTTAGCACATATCCTGCTTGTTGACCAGATGGTAACAAATTATTAAGTGCTTGTGTTGTTGATGTAGCACCAGTACCACCTTGTGTTGTTGGTATAACTTGTGTTGTTGCTGTATTGGCCTGATTGTACGCAGCCAAAACATAACTATTCAATGCATAATTTGTTACCAATTTACTCGTTAGACCATCAATTGCCAACTGAATTGTATTAGCTGTTGGTGAAATGTTTGAATTAACTGTATAAGCAATGTTGTTGGCGTAATATGGATTATTAATATATCCATCAACTTCAACTAGAATAGATGAACCGCTTGGTGCTGGTGTACCTAATGTAAGTGATGTACCACTTGTTTCAGTATATGCTGATGTGAATTGTCTCACACCATCAATATAAACTCTGAGTTGTGAAGCACCTGGAGTATATGTTGGTGCCGTATAGACTGTTGTAGTACCGTCACCAGTATAGGACAATCTTGAAGAATTGATTGTAGTTCCTGGTGTAGCACCACCGCCACCACTACCGCCAGCAGCCCAATAGAATGATCCTGGTCCACCTGTTGTTAACACATAACCAGCAGTTGTACCTGTTGGTAATAAATTTGTTAATGCTTGTGATGATGATGAAGCACCTGTACCACCCTGATTAATACCCAAAGCATTTGTTAATGTTAGTGCATTGAATGTTGGTGATGCACTTGTTCTAACATCTTGTGCAGTATTGATAGTTAAAGTGTTTGAACTGCCTGTAATCGTTACACCGTTAGTGCTCAAGAATGATATGATACCATTAGATGCAATAGCTTGGCCTGTAGTACCAGTAAATGTTCCAGGAGGTGTATTAGCTCTATCAAAAGCAGCCTGTGCCAGAACATTTGCAGCATTAGCTTTATTATAAGCAACCGTTGCATATGAATTTAGAGATATAATATTGTTATTTAATGTGTTTGCAACATTAGCGGATGCTGCAGTAACGGAACTTGTTGAAGTAATAGTATTATTAATTTGTTGCGTGGTCAATACACGATAGTATGTACTTGTTGAAACATCTTTAATATCCCAATAAGTTTGAGACTCATTCCAACGAATTGAAGCATTCGCACCACTAGAACCTCGATTGACATCAAATTCACTTGGTAATCCAATAGAACTACCAGCATTAATTGTAAATACATTAGAGTTATAAACAGTAGAACCGTTTAGAACGAAGTTACCACCTACAGTAAATTGTCCTGTTGTTTGTAATGTATTGAAATAACCAGAAGCAAGATTGGCATCCAACAATGTTGCAACATTCATTGATGGTGCATTTAATGATGTGTTGGCAACCAGTTTATCTGTATATGTTGTATCAGTAACAACAATAACAGGTGTCAACATAGCTGTATTAGCTATTACATTGGTTGCGTAAGACTTGGTAGAAAATAAAATGGATGTATTAACACTTGTATTTGCCTGTACAACATTTGTCGTGGTATTATTGGCAACTATAATATTATTGCCTGTAATATTGTTTGTAACAGACAAATAGTCACCAACATTTGTATGACCACTTATATTTGTATTACCAGTTACAATAAAGTTATTTTGTACTGTTGTTGTTCCAGTAATCTGAACGGTATTGGATATGTTTGTGTTGCCAGAAACATATAGGTCATTATTAACATATGTCACACCGTTTAGGTTAGACTGACCTGTAACTGTAATTGTACCACCGATGATGGCATTATTAGAAACATTAAGACTAGTACCAGAACCCTTGGCCAACAATAGACCACCAATATTGGCCTGTCCGTAGTTAACTAATCCTAATGTTGGATTAGTAAAATAAATTTGTCCACCAACCGCCAAATTATTTTGTACGTTGGCATAAGAACCAATACCCTCAACACGAAGATTTTTTCCAATACTTGCGTCTGATGTAACTTGTAAACCTAATGTTGGGTCTTGTAAGTATAAAGTTCCTGTTGGCTTAAAGTAATTATTGGCCGCAAAGTCATTATTTTCTTTTGCCAAAGCATTGGTTGTGACAACCCAATCACCAAATGTATTGGCATAACTTAAAATTGTAACTGTATTAGCCATTTGAACCTTTATCCAGTAGTTTTAGCATCAGTTGTTTTATTTCTGTCATATCGTTTTTGATGCTTTCTATTTCCAATTTAATTGTATTTATTTCTTCTTTTTGGGTGGCTAACATACGGCGTTTCATTTTGTATTCTTCCAAAGATGAAAGGTCTTTGTTAACCAAACCCATTGAATTGACATCTCGAACAAAAGTTGTACCTGGAATCTGAACGTATTGCATAATTAGAATGTTGTGTTGACGTTAGGTGGTAAAGCAATTGCTCGTAAGTTAGTCAAAAATGGTGTGTATGTATTATCAGTTGTTGTCAATACAATCTTAATTGCAAATTGACTAAACGAATTATATGTTTGACCATTTGTACTTGTATAAGATACAAAACCTTGGTCTACACCACCTGTTCCTGGAGCAAATGTATATTCGATTAAATCATTTCTTGTTTTTGAATAAGATGACTCTGAATTCTTAATCTTATTCATCAACTGCCATGATCCATCCTCAAATCGTTGAGTGTCAGCTCTATTTAATATCTTATAGTATACAAGAATATCTGTATTGACTGGTCTATAAGCAGTCAAATAAACATTCAAATCACCAGAATCAAATCCAGCATCAAGAACAACCTTCTTGGTTACATATTTGGCTAGACCATTACCACCAGAACTGGATGTTTCACCTGTAATCTTGACTGTAGCACCTGTTCCTGGAGCACTATTTGCATCTACGATATAAACTTTTGGTGTTATTATGTAACCAGAACCTGGACTTGTCACATATACAGATTGTACAATACCATTTGTAATATTAGCACCTAAAAAGGCTGTTGTTCCATTCATTCCTGTTGGTGGATCAATTGATATAGATGTTGTTTGCACATTATAACCAGAACCACCCGATACTAATGTGATAACATCGTTACTCAATTCACAATTATTAATATTCCATTTGATTGCATAAGCTGTAGTACCAGCATCAGAGATAATAGGACTCACTGAAGAATCAGATGAACTCAGTTGAGAGAACAATGTAAATGATGTTGACGTATTGGCCAATAGAACACGTTCACCAAGACCATCATTCAAATAAATGTCATCTTGTGTAGGTGTACCATATTTACCAGGAGTAATATTGATTTGACCAGTTGTACTACCTGTTTGTAGTGTTGCGGCGTAAGTATAACCAATCATAGTAGTTGTTGGCAAAAAGTCTGTTGTTGTTACATTAAAAGCATCAACAAGTACATCTGTATTAGAAATAATATCTGTTGTTGAAGATACATTGTTTGCATTCAAATAATACTGAACACTTTGGTCAACCAATGTTCTTTCTGGTAATTTTTTGGGAACAACGTGTTGAATTATAGGTGTTTTAGTTGTATCAAATATACAATGGTCAATAACAAACATCAAGTCTTGATTCTGGTCAGCAGTCCATGTTTGTGAATTCTGCGACAAGAACAATGCGCCAACATAAGGTGCTGTTGCGATCTTTGTAATAACTGATGGTGTCGGATCAGTTGGTAGATTTTTAGTTGATGAAGACAAAGCAACATCACCGTTAGAAGCAGTCCATAATGTATATTCTTTTGAATTTGTTTTCAAGATGAAAGCATACAATACGCCTGGTCTGATATAAATTGGTGTATTGAATGTGAACTTTGTGTATGCTGCTGGATCCAAATATTGTGGAGAACTGGATACTTTAACTTTATCAGGTGTCAATGTGACAATAGAATGGTCTAATGTATCACCACTTGGGTAACCATTGAGTGTACCAACAATAGATAATGTTACGGATGAATTGTCTGAAGTTGGCTTAGAAGCAAAATAAGCTTTAATAGAACTCAAGAACAAACCATTTGGATAATTATCTTTATCGACAATAAACGTTTGTGCAACAGGATCCCATGGAGAATATGTTGTTGTTGTTATTGTCGATTGTTTTGTTTGTGTTGATGTAAATGTATTTTTAGCACCAGATGGTGAAGCACCAAAATCCAATCCAGTTTGTGTTGCTTGCAAACCTTCGGCATAGAAAGTACCTTCAGCATATGTTGTTGCCGAACCAGGATTTCCATTAATAGAATTGTCAACACGCAATACACGCTGGCCATTATTGAATGTATTTTCTGGTAAATTAAAGATGCCGTAGAAAGAACCAGCTTCATCAGACTTGAATGAACCAATAGAGTATATGTCACCATTGGCTGTCGTAACCGTTGAAGCAAGTACAGCGGTCTGATTGGCACCATAATAAGTTGAAATTGATGCTGATTGTCCTACACCTGTACCAGCATTAAAATAAATGGTATTTCCTGTATAATAATTATTTGTAGTATTTGCTAATCCTGATAAAACTATTTTTGATGCTGCTGGTACACTTGTAATACGACCACCAAAGTGATTGGTTGATGCAAGTGTACCTTGAGCAGTAGCTGAAATATATGTACCACTCGTATTAAAGAAAGCATTTTGTACAACACCATTTGTTGTATATGATGTTGAAGTACCGTCAGCTGCCACATACAATCTTACCTTAGTTGGATCGGCATAATTATAAACACCCAAGACTCTACCCGTAGCATGAAACACACCAGCTGTGTAGTATCCAATAACATCATCTTCGTTGAATGTACCAGAAACACCAGTCAATTCAATTGCGTTTGATTTTCTTACATAATTATTGATGAATTTAGTATCAAAATATGTACTCAATGTAGAATTAAATAACAATCCTTTAGAACGAATAACAATTTGTTGTGGTCTAATAAATGGCAATACACTAACATCTGTGATATAACCATTATTGATACCATATGTGTTACCAATACTTGAATATGGACCAAGCACATTTGTTTGAGATTGATTAATATATGTTGTAGTATCAGTTTCAACATAACCAAAGAAACCAAATGGACTTGGGTTAATATTATGACCTTCAACTGGTGCATGTACAGTTGTTATGGTTCCATTTTGTGTACCTGGAATTGTTTTCCAATCACCAGCTGTCAACACATTAATGGCACCACCAGTTGATTGAAATACTTGTAAATTAGGATCAGTTATCAACAAACCAGGAGCATGTTTAGTATCAACCCATGTATCAACGTTTGGACTCAAAGCAACACTGCCTTGTGTCAATGAGAATGAGAATGGATTAACATTAACAGTTCTTGAAGCAAATTTTTGTGTGACTACATTGGCTGTTGTATATGGAAGGCTATAATAGTTTACATAACCATCTGAATTGATAGCATAATCAAACGTGGTTGATGTTGTTGGTGCCACGAGTCCCATATTATTAATAATAGATGATGCTTTCAATGGGAAGTTTTTAACTTGTTGTGAAGCAGTCATCACTCTATCTCTGCGATTGATAGAGGCAAAGAAGTCTGGATTACCAGTATCGGATGTAGCATAACTTGAGAAGTCATCTACCAAAATACCATTTTTGAATCTGTTTAATCCATAGGCATCTGGAATTTGTAAAGTCTGTGCCTTTTGTTCTAACAAACTTAAAGATGTATAATATTCAACTTGATTAATTCTGTTTTCAAGTCCAGCTATATCTTGCATCGTATAACGTTTGTGCTTAACTTTTTCAACAGACAAATCAGAAACAAATCCTGTTGGTGCTTCTGTTGTCACATAACCTGTATATGGATTGTGTGAAATGTTGGCGATTACCAAAGAACCATCTGGTTCAGATGGGAACAATGGATTTAATGAAGGTGCACCCTCGATGACTTCAAAACTCTTGTCTTTACTTAAAACCAGTTTATCTTTTCTAGCCAAATAATAAGCATAATCACCAATAAAAGTAGTTAAATCTACTGGTAAATATGTGCCGTGTTTACTATCACCCGAGTTAGCATAACGGAATATAAAATTAGTTTGTGCATTAAGTCTTGTTGGTCTAAAGTCTAAACAATCTCTTAGTGCATATCTTGTACCGTGTTTACTTGTATACTGTGGTATCTGTTGGTACGACTCAGGTAATGATGAAACGCCTGCGTATACGTAAGACATGACGCTGAAATAACCATCACCACCTGTGTGTTGGTAATAATCCAAAAATACTAACAGATTACCTTTAGGTTGTTGACGTCCATATCTTAAAGAAATGGAAGCGTGGTCATAATAGTTATCTGTCTGACCATTATTGAAATCATAATTATTTGTCACATCAATATACATGCCCAAGTTGGCAGTTGTTGGTGATGTGTTTGCATCACCTGTGTCCAAAATTTTAATGATTTGTTTTACATCAGACAGATATAAACTTTGTCTTCTACCTTGGTTAACTAAACCTGCCTTCCGAATGTAAACTTGGCCAGTAGAAGTTAAAGCATTATCATCAACAAATGTATAAACATTAACTGTTGTGTTGCTTGTGTTGACAACAGAAGTGTTGGCTTGAATTAAATTTTTACCTTTTAGTATGTGACCAGTATTGTCAGCGTTCTCAACAAATACTTTTGCCAAAATTGTTGCCGTAAAAGGAGTTAAATCTGTGGCTACAAATGTGGCAATAGAAGCAGTAGAATCTAAACTGACTGTTTTTTCTGTAGTTGTCCAAGGTATAATATCACCAACATTAATGGTTGAATTTGAACCTTTATTTGTAACTACGATTACATAATTTTGTTTTACCAAATCGGTAGATAATGTGGTTAAAGGTGTACCAAAATGCCTAACAATATTTGTGTAATCTCCATCATAATTCAACTGTGCTGATACACCACTACCCGAAGAAGTAAAACTTATATTTCTAAACAATTGTTCCGTGGTGTAAGAAGTATTGGCAAGATTTGATACATATGCATTGCCAACTCTAAAGATAAGTTCTGGACCACTTGGATTTTCTAATAATGTATTTCCAGTAGAAACTCCACCAACCCTACCTTCAGCATTAATGCTTGCACTACCATATCGTGTTGCTGGGAATGAGGTTTTATCAACATCCATTAATGTCTCGATGTCTTTGATATCAAAATTCAAAGCAAAGATAGATGTTGTATCAGGTAGTACAGTCCAATTTTGATTGACTGTTGCTGTTTTTGTTGCACCATTATATGCAGTAATAGTTCTGAAATCGGAAATGTCCGTGCCTTCAGTAATTGTAATATTTACTCCAACATAAGCACCATTGGCTGATGAAAAATATGATGGAAAAGTTACCGTATTTGTAGTGGATGATACAACATTATCTGTCTCAACATTATTTTGAATGTCACAAACATAAGCCTTATATACAAATGTATTGGCCATTGTATCGTCAGTATTGTGGTCATACACCAAAGAACGGATATAACCTGTACCAACACGAGTAGAATTATATGTGTTCGAAACTGATGTTTTTACGTTAGCTAAATCCACACAATGAAAATCTACTGATTGTGTTGTTGTAGTATCAAAGAATGAACCGTTTGCACCAGCAACATTATCAATATACAAATAAGAACCGTAGTCTATGAATACTGGATTGTTACTGAGTGATGAAGTTGTTCTGGCACGATTAGAAACTAAATCGACCGATGAGGTATTCTCTACACGATATCCATGAACATAGGCCAATCCTTTACCAACAGACATAATGTATGTGTCACCATTATCTGGATTAACTTTAGGTGTTAATTTGAAGTCATTAACAACATAGTCACCATTTGTTTCATAGTCTCGTTTAGCAAAGTAATCATCGATAACATTATAAACAGAACCATCTACCAACTTAGCAACACTACCATTAGTTACACGAACTAATTCTATAAAGTTTTGGTCATCACCAAAAGCTAATGGTCTTGTGTCTAAAGCCAAAGCAATTTCATATCTATCAGCACCTGGAGCTTGATAGTTTGATGCGCCAATTGCTGGATCCAAAAGAGAAGAATCATTAATATAATCAATAATTGTTTCTGTGATTGTTAAACCAACACGTTTGCTAGGTGAATTTGTGTACTTATCTAAAACAATAGTTGATGGTTGAATCTGTACAAAGTTTCCTAATACATAAAAAACACCTTGTGAAATCGAAACCACAGAAGATAATCCTGTAGAATTGATTGCAATTGCTTGAGCTGCCAAATTGGAATTTACATCATAGATAACATCATTATCCATGAATTGGCCGCCAGATTTATATGAAAGAATTAATGTTGGAGGATCACCAGCACCACCAGTTCCAGTCGCAGCAGCAACAGCCAATACTCTAGCAACAACTGTACCATCAGCATTTGTTACTAACAGACCATTGAATTGTGTTACATCAATTGAAGCATTATTGTAAGTTGTTTGTAATTTAATGTAATAACAATTAAAATTTGTTGTAACTTGGCCGCCAGTTACAGGTGAATTTTGTTTGAAGATATTATCTGCAAATTTAGTAACTTGATCCTGAAGAATTGTTTGAGACTGAGTTAGTTCTCTTGCCTGAACAGCAACACCAGGCTTAAAAAGAATACGGTGAAAATTCTTTGTTGGGTCAAAGTCATCATAATAAGGGTCAACGTTAAAATCCTGAGCCATTTTTTTCCTTTTAGTATCCTAGTACTAGCTTAAATTGTTCTATACCATCAGCACTTCTCTGAATGCCACTTCTATTTTCTATATATGACATATACCCGGAGAATAATGCGAAGTTTGGTGTGCTATATGCTAACAAGGTTCTTGTTGTCTGAGATGTGTGTCCATAGACAGGAGCATTCGTTGTTAGAGATCCTGTTGTATTTATCAAGCGAATTACATTGGATGCAGGATCAAAACTTAATATAGTTCCAACAAATGTTGCAGTCTCCAAACTATTTCCCTGGTAAACAACTTCATCATTTACATAGACTCCAAAACCTGGAGCCACCGTTAAGTCGGTTGTTGTTTTGTATATTGCACCGTTTGCTGGTAAAGGAGATAGTTGTTGAGTTGTTGGATTAATAACAATACCCAATTGGTGATAAGTGATGTCTATTGGTATATTACCACTCTCATCACCAGTGAAATCTATGGAGAACATAATATGAGAAGCACCCAATTCAGATATAGGATCAAAACCATGTCCACCAATTGGTGAAGTGTTCGCATAAGCAACTGCACCAGAACCAGCACCAGATGTGATAGTCACATTGGCATATGTATAGTTTGTACCTGTGCTGGTCACATTAACATCTTTGATTATACCATCAACTACATTGTCATTTGAAATAAATGCAGCTGCACCTGTTCCATCACCAGTAATTGTAACTGTTATAATATCGTTAGCCAAATCATAACCAGAACCACCATTTGTAACATTAATAACATCTATGTTACCACATCCAGCTGTAGAAACTAATGGATTAGGTGTATTTGCACCTACCGGAACTGGAATCCAGTTGACATCCATGAACTTTAATTTAAGTCCAGTATCGATTGTGTAGATATATTTCCATTTATAACCATCTGCACCTTTAAATATATTATTGGTGCCGTAAGTTCCAGGTTCAAAATATGGTTCTATCGTTGATACTTCACCATTGTTATTCCAAAGACACTTGAAAACTTGGTCGTACTTGTTCTTTACATAAAATTTATTTAAAAGATGACCACGGTCGTCAAGTTCAAACATATCAATATCATCTCTATAATAATCAAACACTTTTGATGTCCAATTGATTCGTTCTATTACAGGAGATATATCGTTTGAACCTATATGTTTAGCCACAAACATATTTTTAAAGACCTGTTTGATATATTTTTGGTCTTGAGTTGGTGTTGGTGGATTATTATCATCTGTCCAAGGATCAACTTTAGATAGAAAGCAATATAAAGAAGACAACGGAACAGAATAGTATGGAGGTATTACGGAAACGGGCGCAAAATAAACCTCTTCAAGTGAAGATACTTTAGCGTTATATGTGAGAATGTTTTTAGTAGCCATAGAGTTTATTTATCTGTGTTTAATCAAAAATGCTTGTTCCAAAAACTAATACACTATTGGCATTAGCGGTTAAATTTTCAGTTAACCATACACTATCAGTAAATGTCACAGTACTTGTTTGAGAATTAGAACTTGCCACTTCTGATGATACTGTAATTCCATCTTCTGAAGTAAATGTTATTGTCGTATTTGGAGATATTGTATTCAATACATTGGTACCATTCATATCATGGAAGGTAATCAGATTGATATATCCATTAGAACCAGCATTTTGCATTGTGATATAAGAATCTGGACTACCAGTATAGTAAGCCAGAGAATAACCTTTACTAGAATTTGTGTATCCTGTAGAAGTAAATGAAGCATTCGACTTCAATGCATATCTTCCAAGCATTCTCATGCCAGTAGGATGTAACAAATTCAACAAGATATCTCTGTACTTGGCAATTTCTTTTTCAACAGTTATCTGATAAGTGAAGTTATTATATATGGAACTTTGTAGTACATCATAAGAACTTGGTTGTCCTCTTGTACTCAAGTATTGTCCTTGGCTAATAACCAAACCGTTTAAGAATGATGCAGTACCTTTTGCATTACCATCTCCATAAACTCTGACACCATTAGTGTTATAAGTTGTGTTATAAGCAATATTTGCCATAACAATATTGATATTTTTATTGTTAATTTTCAACAATAAATTTGGATTTGGAGTTGAATTGTATTCAAATACTCTTAAATTATACAATGAATTGGCTGGATTTGCATCAGTTGCCAAAAGAGAAATTGAATTAACCAATGCTGTATAACTTGCAACTGTTATGTTTGTGCCTTGATATATCTCATCACCTTTTTGTGGTAAATTAGCAATATCAATATTACTTACCACAATATCCTGTACTTTAAATGATACACTTGGCTTAGAAACATAATCTTCACCTGCATCTAATATATTAACTGTAGTAATCGATCCGGTTCTATCTGTCACCAAAGAGAAAGTGGCACCATCACCTAACACATTTGTAACAACTAAACTTGCATTTGAAGCCAGTACATTGGCCGAATTAACTGTAAGTGTTGGCAATTGTCCTGGTCTATAACCCATACCACCTAAAGGATATGTTAATGGACCATTGACATAACTAACGCTTTGAATTAGACCGTTAGCTGCAACTGAAGTAACATTCGCATATGCACCATAACCAGATCCACCAGTAAATACAATTGTATCATTGGCTTGATAGCCAAGACCACCATTTAAGATTTGTATTGGTGCAAGTATACCTATACTTTTAAGGTCATTGAACTCACCAACTTCATTTGGATATCTAGATTCAGCAGAAGCTGTAGGAATATTTCTGATACCTCCTCCACCATTTGTTACAACAACGGAAGATATTGGAAATGTATCAAACGATAGAAAAGAAAAAGCGTCTGACAATTTTGTATTCACATTTGCATTAGAAAAATGTGTGAAGTGATAATCGGCATTCGCAATATCAATATTTCTTTTGAGTGAAATAATATCAGAAGGTAAAAATGATACGGTAGCTTTCTTCTTTAAACTTGGATCGAGAGATCCCACTACAGCATTTGCTGTTGGAGCATTTGTAATATTGATTAATGTATTTGAAAATGTTCTGTATCCATATCCACCATTGACCACATTAATTCTTTGTATAGAACCTGCTGTTGTTTGATTGACTTCGGCGATTGCACCATGTGCTGTTGGAGAATTTAAACCACCATATACAATTGCAGGATCACCTTTTTGGTATAATAGTCCTCTATTGTTTGGATCAACTTTAATTTGGCTAATTTGACCAACAACCTTAGCACGCAATATGTGTTCATCAAATAAAACATCTTGGTTATTTGAGTCTACAACACGAACAAATTCTCCCGACTGAAAGAGTCTTTCAATATTAGAGATAAAAACTTCTGTTTTTGTACCAGCTAAGACTGAATTCTCAACTGTTGCAATTGATTTAGTTGTTTCACCAAACAAACGAAGGTTGTTTATCTTTAGAAAATTAATATCATCTGTTGCTAGTTTTAAACTTTTGGCAACATACCATTCACCATCAGAAGCTTTTAAGACGGCATCTTTAGTATAGAATAAATCAAAATCAGAATTGTAAAGTATTCTGAATAGAAATTGATAAGAAGCTGGCGTACCTTTAGAATGGTATAGTTGTCTTGCAACCTTAACTGCTTTTTCTTTACTGATTAATGCATCTTCTGGAAAATAAGGAAGAAAATCATTAGTGTAGTACTTTAAAAATTCATCTGTTGTCTTGTCAATATCTTTATAATTTAATAGATTTTTGGTTCTATCAATTACATTACCATCTTCTTCCAACCATTCATAGTATGCCTGTAGAAAAGAAACAAAATTGGCATAGTTAGGATCATCCCGAATAAATTCAGGAAGTTGTGATGGAATTAATATCGATGTTTTTTGGCCGCTACTAATCATGATGTTTTGGCTGTAACATTTACATTGATTGCATTTGCATCAAAAGCATCGACTGTTATGATTCTATTATATGAAGATGATATAATTGTTGTTGATGGATTTGCTGAAACTGTCAACTGACCTAACGGATTATTAACCGACAAAGGATTAAAAGCCGTAAGTGTTACGATACCATTTCCATAATCTATGGTACCAGCATTACTGTTAACAATTGTTTTAACATTTTCAGTATTGTTGTAATAGGTTCTTAGTGTTCCATATTGACCTTCTAAATTAACAATACCAGCAGCTGATTGACCTGTTGTATCACTAGAAGCAGCGGTTATTTTAACGATTGCACTTGTATAACCTTTACCAGCGGTCAGTACATTAATTTTCTTTATGGTGCCATTAGCATTGATAACAGCTTGAGCTGTTGCACCAGTTCCATCACCTAAAATGGTAACTATTGGTGCTGTTTGATAACCATAACCTGGATTTAATAAAGATATGGAATCTATTCCACCTGTCGAAGATGGAACTTCTTCAATGTAAATACCATCAATATTTGTGGCCAAATTTAATGGATTTCTTTCTTGTATTGAAGGTGAACTACTAACTCCACTCAAAAACATACCTTTTTTAAGTGGTACACCATAGTATAACTTGTATGTTGTCGGTGTCGTTAAGTTTGGATAGATTTTTTTCTGAACCTGTATAGAAACTTCATTACTGATAATTGATGGATTGGCATTTTGAATAGCAATAATCAACTCAGAGACAGAGAAGGTTGAATTAAATGCATTGAGTGTATTTGATGCAAAGTTACTTACAGAAGTTTTAATAAGATTACTAATACCGTTTGAGGATAGTGTTGTCTTTTTAGGATCATAAAGAACATTTGCGTTAATTTTCAAATATGTATAATCAGGATCTACAATTGTCGGTTCCACAGTCATTACAGAAATTGGTTTAATAACATCTTGTATCAACCTAGCCTTTTGTGTTGCAGTTAACGAATATGCACCAGTTGGTTTCAAAGAAACAAAGACTTGACCATATACTGGAGGATTATTTTGTTCTCCACCCCACACATTAACAGCATCAAAGGTAATACCCAATTTGTTTTGTTGAATTAATGTTATATAATCTTCTTTAGTTACTGCACGATTTTGAGCAGCATATGATTTTGGTGCTTGATATTTAATTGACTCAATAGATTCTTTATCAGCACCTTGTGCGGCTTTAATTAGTGGTGTAATAGTATGTGTATTGATGTTAGGAAGATTAGACATCAATAAGAAGTTATTTGCACCTGCAGCCATTGTTCCATCGGTTGTGATGTATGAAACAATAACTACATTACCATCCTGTAATTTATTACCTAATATACCATCACCAAAATACAATTCATAATTGCCATTAGTTGCTTCTTGTAAGAAATACACCTTAGAAGTTGAATCTAAGGTCAAATAATCTGTTGCTGTTTGATAAGTTTCAAATGCCACATTCGATGATGATTGTTGCACATTGACCAAAATAGTCTTTGTGTCAATATTTTTGTCAGGTATTTGAAACAAGTATTTTGGATTTGTTGTACTATCTACGGTAAAACGATAGATAGCCGGAATACCTTGTTTGATTTGAACATCTTCAAAAGTTGCAGTATTTGATATCACATTTACGGTAGTTGAATCTGTTGTTACAAAGTTGTAGTTGACACCATTTATTGGTTCAGACATGAAATTTGTAAATTTAGGCAGAGTATATGATGCCTCATTGATACCAGTAGCAACAAATTTGATATGAGCTTCTGGTGCAATAGAAGATTTTGGTGTGTAATCTAACAATTTAGCCTGAGAAACAACTGAACTCCTTTGCAATGCAGAGTCTAAAAACAACTCATTCGCTACCATGTTCAAGTAAAAAGCATTATATTGTGTGTTATAAGCCAAAACATCAAGCAAAACAGACATTGCTGAACCTTGAAAGTTATAATCTTTGAAGGTGTCTTGAGATTGGAGATATTTAATAAAATTACTTTTAATATTATTGAAATCTAATTCAGTAATTTTAATATTTGTGTTGGAAGATGCCATTTATCTTGACCTTTGGAGAAGTAGGTTTACTGCTGTTGGCGCAGTATTGTTTCCTATGTAAAATTGCAATGTAACAGTATATTCATTTTTATCGGAGTTCGGTTGCACAATGATTTTATCAATCTTTGCTCTTGGTTCAAAATTGTCAATAACTATTTTGATTTCTTCAATAATTAAATCTGAGGTGATGTTATTGATAGGTTCAAAAAGCAATTTACTAATATTAGACCCCAAATTTGGTTGAAATGGTCTTTCATAAAAATTGGTAGACAGCAGATTTCTCACAGAGCGTATTACCGCCTGATTATCATAACTCAAAGCTACATCATTCGTCACCGGTAAGCGATTGAATGTTAAATCTAAATCTGAATATATTTTTGTTAAGGTTGCCATTGTTTATTTATAGAGCCTAGGAGTAAATGCGCTTTTTGGAATTTCGATAACCGTCCGGACTTTTTCGGGGGCCGGACGGAATTTCGAAATTTTGTATTTTTATGTTACAGTATAATTTACGCCACCAATAATTGAACCTACTGTGCCAGACTGTCTTAATATGATAGATACCTGACCTCCAGACGATAAATCGTATGAGCCGGCTCCAGCTCCAGGAATAGTAAAGCTACTACTTCCAGCTGGAATCGTTATTGTACCTCCAGGATAATACTGAACAAATGAATTTCCTTGATAAGTATTAACAAACCAAGTAACTGTTGTATCTATACCAGAAGGAGTAACTGGGAATGTTGCACTAACTGATGTGGATGAACCTGGAGACACAGAAGCAACACTAGTTGTTCCAGTTCCAATTGAGCCACCTACAAAAATCGTTTTTACATTTGCAGTTCTTTGGTGTCCATTTTCAAAAGTAATGACAAATGTTCCTTCATTACTCAGTTTAATAACATTTAAATCTGGAGATAACTGTCCAAACACTATTACTGCTGAGCCTTTACTATCTAATTTACCTTCATAAACTCCATAAATATTTTTGGGTTTAAAACCTTTTGCAATAGGATCATTCGCAGGATTATAATAGGTGCCATGAATAGATGATGTAGGTAATGATAAACCCAAATATTTTTTAGCAATTGTTAGACCTTTATCACTAATATATGTCTCTCCGTAAGCATCCAAGTTAGATCCTGGATAATTTACAGATTTAGTTATTGTACCACCCGAATCGTTTAAATAGGGATTTTCATTATTTGGATAAAGCGATCCAAAGCTACCCACATTCCAGTAAACTCCAGAGGTTGTTCTATATGCATCAGAAACATTATAATCTGCTAAATTACCATTGGCAATTACTTTATTGCTATTTGCATAATTATCAGTTGAATACAAGAATGTAGAATTTGGTACACCACCAGTTATCAGTAATTGGAAATTTCCAATACCGGATACAATAGTTCCATCTGATAATATACCTGAACCTAAAAGACCCTGTTTAACTAACTCAGGATTTGTTCCATATCCATAAAATTGTTGTACAATTTCTTGATTATTTGTAATTGTTCCGGATGAATTTGCAGAACCACCACTTCCGCCACCGCCACCTCCGCCTCCACCTCCACCACCTCCACCACCTCCACCATATGCAAACGGAGTATCATTGGAAATTGGTACACCAAGTTTTCCTTTGAGTTTGTTAGTTCCAATAAAATTGTCAACCAAAAATGTTTCAGTTTCACCCATATTATTGAAAGTTTTTGTTGCATTATAATGGGTAACCAAAGATTTTACATTAGCATAAAAAGATTTATCTGCATTTTCTCTTTCTGTAAACATAATCACAGTATTTGAGAAATCTTTACTTATCTGTAAAACAGTATCATATGATAAAACTGACTTATAATAAGTAATATCATTATATGTTGTTGAAGTAAGACTATTTGCTATTTTATAACCTTCATATAAAATTGTATTGGCCATTTGATTAATTTGATTGGCCACCAAAATACTTGTAAAACAACCCAACATCACAGAATTATTTGCAATACCGTCAGTTTGATGAACAATATAAGTTGCACTCTTACATAATGAAGTCGCTGTCTGATAATATGGTATATTTGATGTATCAAGACCAATTTTCACATCATCATCAATTTTTCTTACATTAGACATTCTAGAAGTATGAAATAGAAAAGTCTCAGCATTTGATACTTCGGTGTTACCACCAAGTGATAAAAATTGACAATTTGTTAGAATATTTGTGAATAGACCAGTAATTGCATCTGTAGATCCTCTTATATCAGCATAACCAAGCAATGTATTAGCCGTATCACTAATAGCGTAAATAGCATTAGCTACTGGATTGTAAGTATAATTACCTACATCATTATTTGCAATATCTTGCGCTTGCCAAGTTGTAATTACAGGTGGTACCGAATTTAAATGTTTTACTGTATCTGCCGAAAAATCTTTAACAGCACCATTAGGATCACTAAAATTAAATCCTAAACTGCCATATAGACCTGTTGCATTATTTACTATTGCCATATTGTATTCTCCTTAAACATAATATTATACTCCCGCAAATGGTGGTAGTGGAGGTCCTGTTGGTCCTTTGAAACCAATGTGAAAATGTGAATCATAGATACTCGAATTAACTGCATCGGTCATTAACACAGCATCCATAATACCAAAGTTACCAAATGGAGCATTGACCGAACCAGCAGCAAATATTTCTCCAGGTACTGCTACACCAGTTCCAACAGCAACACCACCAAAGTCTGTGACAAATCCTAAAAAACCTGCTCCAACACCTGTTCCAGCATCAACTCTAAAGTTGGCGCTAAGATTATCTACTGTAGCGTCACCAGAAACACTTAAATCTGAGTTAATCAACACATGGTCTCCAGCTGATAAACTTAAAGAACCACCAAAATTTGGATTTGATGTTATATTCATATCATTGTCAGACCTGATGTCCATACCATCAGATCCTCTGCATCTCATTAACATATTGCCACCAACATCCAAATTATAGTCACCCATAATCTGTTCATTCTTATCACCCATGACTTGAATATTGGCATCACCTTCAATTCTAATGGTACATGCACCTTTAATCAATACATTTTTATTATTGATAGTGATTTCATAACCATCACCATAGACCTTGTGAACTTCATCACCGTTAGGATGCATTTCAATAAATGTGCCTACACGGTGTTGTAAACGAATTCTCTCCCGTTCTGGTGTGTCATCCATCTCAAATGAGTGACCAGATTCTGTTTGTGTTACATGATTATATGGATATATTGGTGGAAAATCAGTATTAGCTGCCGATTCCGGTTCTGTCCATGAATAATCCGGCCATGTGCCGTCTGCGTTTGTTGTTGCCATAATATATTAAGGTGTTGACTTTGGTTGATTTGTTGCTAATTGTTGTGCTGCAACATCTGCCGGTTTTGGTGCAGAATTCACTACTGACTGTGCATCAGTTGTAATTGTAGCAATTGTATTGGCTGTTGCTGGAGTTGATAAAGAGGCTGGTGCTTTTGTAATTTGCGAAGCATTTGGATTATTTTTACCAGTATTGCCAGCAAGTGCTTTAGAAGTTTGTTGAGCTGCACTCACAACAGCAGTAGCACCAGCAACAGCTTTAGTTGTCAAAGTTAATGTTTGCTTAGCTGTAGATATTAATTCATTAAAACTACCTCCACCAGGAACGGAAGAAGTTACCAAATCATTAAAAATATTACCAGCTAAATGTAACAATCTCCTCAAACATTCAGCCAAAAATTTTGCAGCTTTTGCGGGTAAAGACAAAATAAAAGCAATGATTTTATTTAATGTATTGATATAACCCAAAACTGTTTTTTCAAACTGAATAATTGGTTTTAAAATTTTGTCATTAATAAATTTTAATTCTCGCACAATTTGTTTAGCCAAATCTGCATATATTTTAAATCCTGTAGGATCAAGGCCTAAAGCTGCACTCGCAGCACGCAAAGCATCTCTAACATCTTGCAAAATGGAATCCAAATACTTTTTGAGTTGTGTATTTTTCTTCAGTTCAGCGGTAAAATCACACACATGAACTCGTTGATTATTAACACGAGTAATTGTTGTATTAGCAAGTTGACCTCTCGCCAAATTAGAAATGGTTGGGCTTCCTTTAGCTCTTGCATCACCGGTAATTAAAACTTTTGGTGGATTTGCCTCATATGAAGCATTGTAATTTGAAGCGTCAATTTCTGTAGTTGCTAAATTTACGTCTGCCATTTTATTCCTTTAGATTAACCATAAAAATCACCTAAATCAGCTGCAGCTTGAATTTCTTCTGGTGTTCTTAAATCGACATTATCTGACAAATTAGGTTCAACTTGACTCATACCTGGCAAAACACCCATCATAATTGGAAACTGACCACTTTCAGAATCCATGAAAAAACCAACCACATAATCACCAAGCATGGGAGCTGAAAATACTTTCGAGTTATTTAGAGGATACATTGGATGTGCCCAAGGCAAATCTCCGGTTTCTATTTGAGAACCGTACCATCCAAATATTCTCACCCTGCATCTACCAAGTCCTAATGGATCCGCACGGTCTTCTATCTCACCAACCCACCACACAAACCCGTTTAGGCCTGCAAAATTATTTACCATTTTAGACATTCTTCAATCCTTTAACTGTATTTTGCCATAAGGAATTACTATTATCAATATCAGCATATTGGTCAGCTGAACTATCTTTAGCTATCTCCACAATTGTTTTATATTCATTAAATGTAATTAGGTGCTTCACAGCCGTAATCAAATAATTACCGGAATAAAAAGCATCTGGTTCACGATTGTTGGTGTTTCCCACACCATCATTTGGTAACCTATTAAGTAATGAGAAATTAACAGTAGAACCAACAGTTAAACCTGGGTCACCTGGAACTGATAACTTAATTCTAGTATAGTTTATTAACTGCAACTGTGCTGTTCTATATGGTATATAAGTTTCAGCAAAAATATTTGGTGCCGTAGATCCAGCTTCTTGATTTTGTACATATTTATCATCTTGTTCATTAAAATTTGAAAATACCAATTTTAATACAGCCTGTGATGATTGATTCAAACCATCACCCAATCTATTTTTAAAGTTATTTGTGATAGGCCAAGGATTCAATGATGTTGAATTGGTTTGATAATTGGCATAATCAAAATTTGTTGCTTTTGTTTTTCTTGTAAGAATATCAACAGAAAGCAACTGATTGGCAAAAACGCCAGCATTAATGGCTCCTAAAGTATCATAAGAATTTAATATTTCATAAGTTGTAACATTATATATCTCTTGATTTGATGTGTTCTGTTCTATATTTTTTGGATTGTATGTGTAACTGGCATATGGTGGATTATTTTGTACATCCATCATGGATTGTAAAGACCTATAATTAAATCCATACTTGTTTTCAAAAAATAACATATCAGCACCAAGTTTATCTTCTGCTGGTCTGGCATAATTTGACATCCAATTAATGGCATCAAATGGTTTAATTGTTGGTATTACAAGATCATATACACCATAAGTTGATTCAATGATAGCTATGTTACTATCACTTACTTGTAATTCGGTAGATAATATGTCATACACATTTTCTGATATTGATTGTCCTGGATAAGCCTTGCATACTTTATATTGTTCTGATAAAATCATTTCTTCTGAACAAAAATACAAAACATATGTCTCAGTATACATGTTTTGTTCAAGTTTTCTTTTACCGACTTTATATACCCTCATCAATTTGTCAACAGGATCAGTTTCGCCATCTTTACTGAATGTCATTCTAAGATATTCATTACCGTTTAAATTAAGTAATGAAATATAGTTCATGGCTTCGGATACCATGACATAACCAGATGTCGTGTTATTGAATATGTCTTCTTCATATGACAGTTCAACCATCATATTTTTAAGGTCAAAAGTTCCCGTTGCTGATAATAATGTAAGCGTGGTTAACGCAAAGTCATTAGCATATCTAATTCCTGGTGATAAAGGCGCAGCCATTTATTTTCCTATCAAACTCGCAAATTGAGATTCTAATTCTGAAGCATATATTGAATTGATTAAATTAATACTTCTTTTGGCTTCATTTTGTTTCAACTCCCAATCATATATGTTTATTGTACTCAAAGAAGTTGCTTGTGTTACAGTAATACCATTTTGAAATATTTGTGTTGTTGTACCCGGAACAGTTGTATTATATGTGTGCTCGTCAATCACAATTGTTCGTGTTGTATGATTTTGCGTTAATCCATCTATTGTTAGAATATTTAAATGATATTCATAAATTGTACTTTGAGTATAGATTATAACATTATCTATATGCGCTGCAGCAGCTGCATCTGAATATTTACTAATCAAATAATCATTAAATTGTTTTGAATTAAGTGGCCAATTCCATTGAGGATCTAATGTTTCATTAGAAAGTAAAGTCATCCAATATCTGTAAGAATTACCATAATACTTATTGGCTACAATATCAGGAGTATCTCCTTCTTGTACATCATAGGTATAGAATAACAATGGATTTTTTAAAAGTGATGGAATGATGTCCACCCTTTTCATAAGGTTAGTCAGTATAACATTATTGGAATCTACAATTTTTGGAAAAGAATTGAAATAGAACATTATCGTAAATCTCCATTTGCAATTTTTTGTTTGTCCAAAATTTGAGTCTCTTTAAAAGATAATGTTAGTGTAGTTTGAACAGGTGCACCAGTTCTCTCATGTGCTGCAAAGCCATTTGGTGCATAATTAACACTTATATCCATTAGAGCACAATCACCATATTTTGGAAGATATTGATTCTCTTTACCATTAATCATAAAGGCAATATTAAATAGTGAGGGTGGTGTTAAGAACATACTATTTGTTGATGAACTTGAGCCTGCTTGTAAACCTGGTGCAAAATGATATTTAAAGGCCTGAATAATTTTGGCAATTTGAACGGACTCATCAGCCGACTTTGGAGTTAATGTAAAAGACAAACTAAAACTTCTTAGTCCAATGCCCTTATAAACCATTTGAACTTGTGGATTGATTGCAAATCCTCTTGCTTTCAATAAAATATCACCAAGTTGTGGTGTTAGACCATAACCAAGGTTCGAATTAGTTAATAACTTGAGTGCTAGAGGATCAGTAGAAGCAAAATTCATTAAAACATCTTTGCCAGCAGAAATTTTATCTCCAATGGTACCATCTTTTGCATTAAAAGCACCAGCAACCTGTGATGCAGTTCCGGCTAATGAACTAATAGTTTGCAAAGTTCCAAGAGCGGTGTCTGCTATATTCATTTCACTATAATCAGAATTATACTCAGCTGTTAGAGTATCTGGCATATATAATGATACTGCCAATCTAGGTCTTGTTGTAGATGGTGTAACAGCAATACTTTTTTGTGGAGCATAATTATTAATGAAGTCTGTGACTCCACCACCCGCATCAAACATATCAGCTGCAGCTTTAACTGTATTGGTAATTCCAGAAACACTTACACTTGTTCCGTTTGAGCCAGCAGCAATAGGACTTCCATCAGATGTTGAGTATCCGGCTGGAATGATTTCTTTTACCAAAAATTGAACATAATGAAATTTAGAAGGATCAGTACCCAAATCGGATGGATATCTTAACGACTGAAGTTCCTTTCCTTCAAATAAAACAGAAAGTGGTCCTTTGGCAATATTACCTAATAGACCAGGTAATGATACGCCAGCGACTGATGTTGGTATTGAAACGACTGCCATTGATTTCTTTATAAAAAATGAATATACATATATTTATGGCATATTCAGGACGATTTACACCAACCAATCCTCAAAAGTATATTGGGGACTACAGAAACATCATTTATCGCTCATCATGGGAATGTAGAGTGATGGATTGGCTTGACCGTAACGATTCTGTGATATCTTGGGCTTCTGAAGAACTGATTGTACCTTATGTATCACCAGTTGACAACAAATGGCACCGATATTTTCCAGATTTTTTGGTAAAAATTCAAGATAAAACAGGTAAACAAAGAACGATGATGCTTGAAGTAAAGCCAAAATATCAAACACAACCACCAAAACCACAAAAAAGAGTTACTAAGAAGTTCATTAATGAGGTGGCCACATGGGGTGTTAATGAAGCCAAATGGAAAGCAGCCAATGAATTCTGTTTGGATCGTGGTTGGGAATTCAAAGTGATTACTGAAGACCATCTTGGTCTCTAACTAAATACTCAATGGACTCTAAACTAAAAACACTCACCGAAGAATTTAAGGCAACACAATTTCCTTTGTTGTCTCGTTCATCTATTAATTGGTTTAATAAAAAAGTCGCTGATATAAAGAATCCAACAAAGATTATCAGAGACATTGCTAGAGAAAAGGGAAGAACGACAAGAACTGGCCAGATAATGAGAGGCAAGTTATATTTTTTCCTATACAATCCGAAGACTAGAGATGATTTACCATACTATGATAGATTTCCTTTGGTTTTGTTGTTGGAAAAATATAATGATGGATTTTTAGGATTAAACCTACACTATCTACCAATTAGATACAGAGTGGCATTCCTGAATAAATTGATGCCGTTTGCTCTCCAGGACAACGAGGATGATATTAAAAGAATCAGAGTCACATATGATATTTTGACTGCATCCAAACGATTCCGAGAGTTTAAACCATGCATTAAACGATACTTGTATTCTCATGTCAGGTCTAGGATACTTGCCGTTCAGCCAGATGAATGGCAAACGGCATTATATTTACCGGTTCATCAGTTTAAAGGTGAAAAAGCACCAGTAATATGGAAAGAATCCATGGAAGAAGTTAGGAACTCATAAAAATGGCAGGATCAATATCAGAATTTAAGTCGAGTTTTGTAACCGACTTGGCACGTCCAAATAAGTTTGACGTTAGTATTCCCATTCCACTAACTCTTTTGCCTTTTAGAAACACAGCTAGAAATTTAACTTTTAGGTGTGAAAATGCTGAGTTACCAAGTAGGACATTTGCTACTGTTGAACAAAAGTTTGGTTCTAATCCAACTCAAAAGTTTCCATATCAATCGTCATACAATGATGTTAATTTAACTTTTATTGTTTCGGATGATATGTCTGAAAAGTTATTCTTTGATGCTTGGTTGGAATATATAAATCCATCATATAAGTATGATTTTAGATACAGAGATGACTATTGTTCAACAATTCAAATTAATCAATATGATGTAAAAAATGCAAAATCATACTCTATCAATTTAGTTGATGCTTATCCAATCTCTGTAAATCAACTAGATTTAGATTGGTCATCCGATGGTCACCATAAGTTGGTTGTTGTTTTTGCTTATTCTTACTGGCAAAACAATTCTATACAGGGTTCGGGAACAAGTTTGTTACAAACAGCAATTTCAGAAATTGTTGCTGGTTTCGATGGATTAGGTTATGCCGATCCAACACCAGATATTTCTTTAACTACTGTTTATGCTTCTGTTATTGATGCTGACCAAGCTACTGCTTTGGCAGAAAATTCAAGTAACTACCCATAATGTAAAAGAGAGTGTATTATAATTAATTTTTTAATGGAGATATAAGATGGCTTTGCCTAAAATTGATGTGCCGATTTATGAACTAGATTTACCACTATCAAAAAAACACATTCGTTTTAGACCATTCTTGGTCAAAGAACAACGTAATTTGATGATGGCGATGGAATCTGATGATAAAGAAACGATAGAGAAAAACATTCGTCAAGTGTTACATAACTGTACCTTGACTGAAAATATTGATATCGATAGTTTACCAATCATTGATGTTGAATTCTATTTTCTAAACCTAAGAGCTCGTTCTGTAGGTGAAATAGTAGAAAACAAATATCGTTGTGAAAATATTGTTGATGATAAAAAATGTAATAACTTAATGGACAGTCAGTTAAATCTATTGGACATTAAAGTAGACATGAATGGCTCCGTTGATGATAATATTCAATTGACTGATAAAATCAGTATCAAGTTGAAGTATCCTGAATTTTCTATTTTGGAAAGATCCACCAATTTTGAAAATGCAACTGATATGGCTTTCGATATGATTGTTGAGAGTATAGAATCTATTTTCGATGGTGAACAATTCTATTATGCCAAAGAAACAGATCCGGCCGAATTGGTTGAGTTTGTAGAGTCTTTGAATCAGGAGCAGTTTGCTAAGATTGAAGAATTCTTTAATAACTTACCAAAGTTAAACAAAACAATTGAAATGAATTGTAAGAAATGTGGATTTCATCACATCATTGAAGTGGAGGGACTAGAAAGTTTTTTCGGATAACATTTCGTCATGATAATTTAAGGAATTACTATCAAACAAACTTCTCATTGATGCAGCACCACAAATACAGTTTGTTTGAACTTGAAAATATGATTCCATGGGAGCGTGATATCTACGTGAGTATGCTTATACAATACATTGAACAAGAAAACGAAAAAATTAAGCAACGTCAAAGAAAGTAGATGAACTATCAACAAGCATCAGAAGTAAGAGGAAGAGGTTTTCTCGGTAACATTACCGATAACCTCGTTTCCGGCCAATCAATTGGCAAATCATTTGGTCGTGGTATATCAGATACCTTCAAAGCCAAAGCCGTAGGCATCAAAGAAAAATTTGATCCAATTCGTCTTGCACAAAAAATGACCGGCAACTTGGGTGGTGCCTTGGTTGGTCGTATGTTGGGTCGTAAAAAAGAAGACATGCAACACTTTCTTGGTGGCCAATATGGTTCATCAGCAAGAGATGATGGCTTTGGTAATGTCAGTACAGCATTTTTCTCGACAGTAACTGGACCTAGAAAGTTAGAATCTGGTGATTCTGTAACAGATGTAGCAAGTAAACTGTTTGCTTTTATGGAAAAATCGAGAGATGAAAAGAATAAACAGTATGAATTAAAAAGAGACTTTGAAGAAGAAGCTTTGGCTGAAGATGAAATGAGACATAAAAAACTTCTAAAGGCCATTGAAGATACCAAAAAAATACCAGAAGAAGAAAAAGAAAAACCTAAAAAAGAAGAAAAGAAAAAAGAAGAACCAAAGAAAGAAGAACCTAAAAAAGGTGAGCCAGCTAAAGGTGAGCCAGCTAAAGGTGAGCCAGCTAAAGGTGAGCCAGCTAAAGGTGAGCCAGCTAAAGGTGAGCCGTCAAAGATAGCTGAGCCAAAAAATCCGCCGCCTGAAAAAACACCAGTTAAAATTGCCAAACCAACAATTCAAACTAAACCACCACCAACTACTACACCAGTTACTCCTGCGGCACCTGCAGCAACTTCTGCTGGTGTATCTACCGCAGTTAAAGTTGCGGGCGCAGGTGTTGCTGTTGCCGCTTCTGGTGCAGCTTTGGCTAAAATAAGAGGTCATGAAGGATATGTACAACACGCATATTATGATCCTAAAAGGGATGCTAGTGGAAAAGTTTTAGAAGAACACTATTCGGTTGGATACGGACACCAAATAACATCCGATGAAATAAAAAAAGGTTACATTGAAATTTCTGGTAAAAAGATACCTGTTGTAGGAGAATTAGGAAAAGATACTGTTATCTCAAAAGAAGATGCGGATGCTTTATCTGTTAAAGAATATAAAAAATATGAAGATTCTGCTAAAAAAATAACGAATTTTAATAAATTGAATCCTAGTGCTCAGTCGGCACTTATAGATATGACATACAACATGGGTGTGGGTTGGTTTAGTCCACAAAAATGGCCAAGTTTGCATAACGCTCTCCAACAATTAGATATGAATGCTGCGGCACAAAGCATTGTGAATTCAAAATATTATAAAGATACAGGTAAAAGAGCACAAGAAAATGTTATGTTGATTAAGAATGGGCTTAATGCAACAAAAGAAGTTCCCAGTCAAATAGATGTTGGCCAAAAATTAAACGAAACATCAATTCAAAACAAAGAAATTAAACAACAAGCTGGAACAACTGTGATGATTAATAAGTCACAAAATACAATCATTCAAAGTGGTTCTAAACAACAACCTCAAGTGATAACACCTCCCACACATACAGATAAACCAATGATGATGGAATAAAAATGCAAACAACACAATCATTAGAAAAAGAATTATTTGTTTGGAATCCAAAAGCCTTTAGTAATAGAGGTTATTGGTTTACATTAAAAGAAAATGGTTGGTACGGCAGACCTGCAAATAAAGCAGAAGCCGAACAACTCGGTAAACCAAAACCATCCGATACACTTATCAGTCCAAATAAAAACTCTAAAGTTAAATTGCATGCAAGGATTATACCTGTTGTATCGGCAATACCAACATTAGAAGAACCTGCACCACAACAAACAGTTATTAATCAAACAACTGTTGTGGGTTCAAAAGGTGAAAAAGGTGATACTGGCGCAAGAGGTGTTACAGGTGCTTCTGGCCGTGACGGTGCTGCTGTTGGAGTATCCGGTCGTAATGGTACTGATGCTATTGGTTCTAGAGGTACTGCTGGTCGTAATGGTACTGATGCTATTGGTTCTAGAGGTACTGCTGGTCGTAATGGTATGTCTTATTCTGAAGCAGCCGGCATAAGAAAGACTAAACTAAGTGATTTAATTACAGATAAACTTGTATCAGGTGAAGGTGTATTCTCATCCATTAAAGGTGGTATATCCGATAAGATGAAGGCAAAAGCCAAAGGTGTAAAAGAGGCTTTTGATCCGCTTAATATGGCCAGAAAATTAACTGGTGGTTTAGGTGCAGCTATGCTTGGTAGAATGACAGGTCGTAGTCAAGAAGACATTGAACATTTCACTGGTAGAAGTGGTGGTAGAAGTCGTTCTTCTGGTGCCGGAACACCAACTAGAATGGCTTCGTCTAGTCCTGGAACAGCAACTCAAATGAGTTCAGGTTCAAGTAAAAGTATAGACAAAGCAGTATATTCCAAAGTTGCCGATGGCAAACAAGAAAAACTTAAAAAAGGTGAAGGTGTAGCTAATGTATTAGCCAAACTTTATAATCTTATTAAGAAACAACATGAAGATGAAATTGAAAGAAGTGAATTGGAAAAGAATTTTGCTGAAGAAAAAGAAAAGAAAAGAGATAAATGGAATGATGAATTGATTCAAGCCATTACAGGCATGAAAGCTAAAGGTAAAACAACAAAAGCAAAACCTGAAAAAGGTGGTGGTGTATTAGATTTCTTAAAAGGCATATATGATAAAGCAATTAAATGGGTGGAAGATAAATTTGGTTGGATTATGGATTTGAAAGATTGGTTACCAAAATTGTCTTTCTTAACTGCATTTACAACAATAGGTGAACTTATATTATCCATTATAGGTAGTGGACCATTTTTGGCTGCTGTAGGTGCTGCTGCTCTTGTTGCCGTAGCCGCATATCTTTCTGGTAAAGCCACAGAATGGATTCGTGAAAATGTAAAAGACATGAAGAAACCTACGCCTGAAGAGGCAGCCAATATATTGGCCAATGGTAAAGAAGAAGATATTGCTTATTATAACATTGTTGATAGAAATACCGGTGAAGTTATGATGGGTGGACGTGATGTTCTATCTGATATTATTAAAAGTGCAAGAGGTGAATCTTCATGGGATGATAATGCACCTCCTAGTGAAGGTGTTCCGCAACAAACAGCAACTCAATTGTCCAATGTTCCACCACGACCTGATACAACTGGTGGTAAAAACAAATCAAGAGCAGATAATTGGGATAGAAAATTTGGTAACACACATAATCCTGATGGTACACCAAAAGTACAAACTGCAGCCAAACCTTTGCCTTCTGGTGTTGAAGAATCTACAGCTGGCGCAGGACAAGGTTCAGCAACAGCTGCACGAATGGATCCAAGAAGACTTGACTTAGTTACTCCTGATGCAGGTGTAACTACAGGTGGTGGTGCTTATGTTGGTGGTATGCACGGTGTTAAAAAAGTACCAAAACAAATGGCTGGTGAAATGCCAGCACAATCAAATCCATTAAGTGAAAGAGTTCAGGCTGCTATTGCACAAAATAATGATTTGCAAGCCGAAGATTCCGGAAAAGTAATTGTGATTGACCAATCCAAAACAATAAATTCTGGTGGAGGCGGAGGTGAATCAGGTGGCGTTACATTTGGTGGTTCTGTATCAGTAAGAACCGATGATGATTCTCTACGCAAGGTACAAAGACAAGGTCTACGACCCATATAAAAAACCCCGCACTAGGCGGGGTGTAAAAGTCAAAACATCATAACAAATTCAGGAGATTATTCCTCGGCTAGCTTTGCAAAGTAGGCTAAATCATCATCTTCTTCAGCCATCAATTCTTCATCAACAGGCTTCTTAGGCATTGCCTTGGCTTGTTCAACAGTAGTCTTTGCTACTGGTGCTTCACCAAGAACTTTGTCTAGTCTGGCCTTCAAATCATCATAAGACTTAAACTCTTTGGGGTCTACGAGAACCTTGAGAGAGTGTTCTGCTTTCCAAATCTTTTCCAATTCAGCGTCATCATCAAGCAATGGTGCTGGTGATGCAAATTCTGAACTATCATAGTTTTGATATCCAGCAACTTTACGAATACGGAGTTTGAAGTCAGCACCTTTCCACAAATCAAATGGATTGATTGGTGTCTCATCTTCAAATGCCGGATTCATTGCTTCTGTAATCTTGTCAAAGATTTTCTTACCAAATCTAAACAAGAAGACTTTGCCTTCATTCTCTGGATGTTTTGGATCGGATACAACATAGATGTTTGCTGTGTAGTTGAGCTTACGCTTTTGATTACGAGCAACATTCTTGTTAGCTTCAACACCTGAGTTCCACAATTTGTTGTTGTGTTCACAAACAGGACATTGTTGGTTGTTGGTAGTCAAACAGTTATCGATTAACCAACCACCAGGACCCTGAAATCCATGAGAGAATACTTTAACCCATGGTAATGCATCTTCACCATCAGCAGCTGAGGCAGGGAGGAAACGAATGACAGCAGAGCCGTTGCCGACTTTATCTACTTCTGGTTTCCAGTAATTGTCTTTGTTGGAGGGTCCTTCTGAAGAACTGCTTAGCTCTTCAACTTTGGCTTTTAGTTTGGCGAGGTTGCCTGAGCCAGTTTTCAATTTAGAGAAATCCATAATTTTACCTTTCTAGTATTAACGGAGTATGAACGGAGTATTGTCACGAAATATCATTATATAATATATTTAGGCGTTTGTCAAGCCTAAAATTCGGAATATTCTTAAAATTACCATTAGATAAATCCATCGGATAATATAATATCTTTTGGCCAATAAGAATGAATATGAAATTGTGGTGTATGATTATACCCACCATTTTGTCTGTTACCTTTCATCTGTAAATGAAAAATAGGTTTGTTGTTTTGATTTACACATCTTAACACCGTGCCATTTGGTTGTGTAATCCAAACACATTCATTATCAATAAACTCAATCAACTTTGAAACATCTATAACTTCAAATTTTTTGGTCTTTTTATTTGACCATATCAAATATTTTGTTTTATCTATTTTGTCACCTTCTATTAACAGACGAGAAATATTTGTTTTGTTGGCATTGAACCAGTTTTCTACAGTTGACCATTCTTCAATATTATGGCTTGATATCCTTTTATGATTTTTTTCATAAGAAGATAAACCTTCTTTTAGCCAAGAATCAAATTCATCTTCATCACCAAGCCAATATTTTAATTTAGTGGCCACAGTTTCAGGTATACTCAAAGCTTTGCTTAATTTTTTGAGTGTAGTTAAATGCACTTGTGTGTTTGGACCAGATACATTCTTAACTGACACAGAAAACTTTTCATTACCTTTAACACCATAGATGTCGGTTTTGGTTGAATTAGATCCATCCGAAAAAACATCATCAAATAAAAAGATATTCTTCAATTGGTTTTGTAATGAAAGGTTATTTTCCATATCACGACCTTCATAATATTCTTTGCTTGGCATAAATGATCCTATAAAGATTTGATTAAGATAATTTTCTTATTTTCACCCGTAGGTTTTACAAACAATTCTTTTAATTCTTCTTTATTATTCCATTTCATGGAGGATGATTTGTGTGCCGGTAAACCTGAGGTTTCACCAATCCTAGACCAATTATCCGCCAAATAAACTGCACCATTTTTACCTGCACCAACAAAAGTAATGATGTGTTTCAAGTCATCACCATATTTTTGTTTCCAGGCTGATGGTGCTTTTTGTCTTAATTGTTTAAGAGTTTGTGTACCAGCATTTTTAACTGACTTACTAAAACAGAAACGCCAATTGTTGGATATTTGATTGAATATCAATTTGTATTCTTGTTTAGTCACTTTCAAATAATTCAAAATATCTTTTGGTGGAGGATATACGGATGAACCAAGGCCAATCATACCAATACATTCAGGTAAAGTATCCGTATCTTGGTATATCAACCAATCAATCCTACGACCAACAGATGAATTTGTAGGTACATAAGAGTGGTGTGTTTCAATAATACTTTTTACCAGATTTTTTTGTTCTTGTGTGATAACTTGAACCAATTCAATCATATAGGCAGCTTAGATGTTTTCTTTAATAGATTAACTTCTTCTGCCTCTTCACGAATCTTGGCCTTTAGAACCGAGGTTAGTAGTGTTGATGCTACTTCAATTTCCATACCAGTTTGTTCACAATGGTGTAGTATGGCATCCATATAAGGAAGATTCTCCTCATAGGATAGGTTTTCAATCAAAAGACTGAATTCATTTATTTCTGTTTTCGTTGGCATAGTCATTTAATAATTTAGTCACTTCTTTAATTTCATCAATAGATAGTATTATACTATGAGTTTCTTCATGAGGCAAGCCAGTTTCAGGTAAAAGTTGGTAAACATGCTTAATCAAAAAAAATTCATTACCATCTGGATATTCTATTGTGAATTTAGATGTCATTTGGATGCGTAGAAGATGTGGTTACCAATCTTAGTCACACGCTTAAGGTTCCAATC